CGATCAGAATGCTGTCCTTGGATGTCTCCAAGGCGTTTGCGAACAGGACTTTGGGAGCTTGCTCGGTGATCTGCGACTGCTGGCTGGCGATCAGCGACTTCTGCTCCTTGAGCTGGGTGGCGAGTTGGATGAGGTAGTCCGGGTCAGTCAGCGTGCGTTCGATCACCTGATCGGTCATGTACGCACCATGGTTGCGAATCGAAGGCAGCACCTCGCCGGTTACCCATTTGCGGAAGCGTTTCGCCTCCGGCTTGTCGCTACGAAGAATCACGTCGTAGAGACCCGACTCATTGATGATGGTGGTTTCCTGCGCCCCACCAAGGGTGTCTATCTGACTTACACCCTTTTGATCGTCATCAAGACGCTGCGAAACCACTCGTGAATTGCTCAGGCCGAGTGCATCGCACACGTCCTTGAGCACCCACCATGTGAGTCCGGTCTCGAAAGTAATGGTTCTTACTTCGTGCCCCTCGAAGGCGAAAGGCTTTGGTGATAGTATTTGTTGTGTCATGGTTAACTTCTTTCTGTGATTCAAGCCCCGTTGCGCCGGGGCTTTTCTTATTTGTTGACGTATTTGCCGCGCCGGTTAGGAGTCCGGCGCGGCCCCTCCTAAAGTGGTTGCTATCCGCGTATTACGAGTACGCGGCCTCACAGTTAGGAGAAGAATCATGGCGAATTACCTTTGCCTTGGAGCCACAAGCCCGAATCTCAGACTCGGACCCATCGAAAACGCCGGAGAGGTGCTACAACAGCTCGACGACGCATGGCATAATCGTGAGATTGTTCGCATCCAGGCAGTGCTGCAGGACGGGATAGAGGCTCAGCCGGTGAGCGTTGACCCGAGACACTATGGATGGTGGTCTGTGTTCCACGTACCGGATCCCGACGAAACCGTAGCCTAGGCGGCACATAGCCGATTGAGCCCTCGACGACGCTCTTGGCGGAGATGGCGCCATCCGCTATTTTTCCCGGCGTGATCGTGCTAACCGCGGTCACGCCGGGTATTATCTGGTTGACAACCAGCGTCCCTATGTTTAGGCGCAATCCTGAGATCGACCCTCCCGCAATGTCCGACGCACGAACCCGACGGCGTGTATCCACGAACCGGTATTCGACAGGCAGCCAACGGCTTTTTGCCGGACGGCTCACATACCCACTCATGCCGCACGCTCCAACGGCTGAGAGTGGACTTCTGAATCGAATGCAGCAGATCGGAATATATCTGCCGTGGTAATGCCGAGGTATCCGGCAATAATCGACAGATCTCTTGTGGAGAATGGTTTTTCGAACCGGAACCGGTCATACACGTATTTGGGGTCTCGTTTGAGCGCCTTGATTGCAAGTGTTTTCCCGTCGACGCCCATACGCGCCGCTTCTGCCCTCACTGCTCGATTGATTCGAGTGGAGGTTTCATCTAGTCTCATTTTTGACACAACTTCATAGTGCCATATTTGGGACTGTCTGTCAACTCAAAACGGTACTAATTTGTAAGAGTCTCAGAAATAGGCTTTAATAGGATTATGGACAAAAACGAAAACACCATCGACCCATTTACGGATCGAGTTATAGAGACTTTGGAAACCGCGCGAATCAAAGCGGGCATTACTCAAACCGAAGTCATACAGAAATCGGGCATACGTAGATCCACGTATTTCAGAAAACTTCGCGGAGACACTGATTTCACCACAAGTGACATCAACGCCATAGCTGATGCCTTAAACCTTGACCCAATGCTTGTCTTGCTGGAAGCATCCGAAGATTCACCTTCCGAGGATGAGTTGTTCGCCAAGGCGATGCATGATGCGAAGCTCGACCCAATGGCCCTGGCGGCATACAGAAGCGCGGACAAGAACAGACGTCCGGAGAGACTGGCGGATGATGGGGCGTGATCTTCTGATCACCCCGAGCATGGGGTACGGTGATATGAGAAGGTATGCGGACTCCCTCGGGGTGACGGTCTTCAGCAGAAGCCTTCCGGGAGAGCTGGAGGGCTTCTACCATGCGCCCTCTAACCTCATCGTCATCGACCGTGGCATGGACTATACGGCGAAGCGCTGCTCCCTGTGCCATGAGCTGGTGCATTGGTCGCATGGGGATTCGGCATGCGAACCTGTCATCCATGCCCGCGCCGAGAATCGGACTAGGCGCGAAGCGGCGGCTCTGCTCATCCCAGTCGCCAGCTACGTTCTTGCCGAGATGGCATATGAAGGCGACCTATCGCGCATCGCAGATGATCTCAACGTCACCGAACAGATCGTAGAGGATTATCAGAGTATGGTGTTGTCGCGATTGCATGAAACACAGGAAGCGCTATAGTTTCTCTCAGGCAATAGCGCCTAGGGAATCAAGAGAAGGAATAATCATGAGCGATGCTCAGCAACCGATTCAACAGCCAGTACAACCGCAGGGACCCGGTAAGAAGCCCAAGAAGCCCATCTGGAAGCGCGTCTGGTTCTGGCTGATCGTCGTGGTAGTCGTGGTCGTCATCGGATCCCAGCTCGGCGGAAACAAGGGCGGGACGGACGGCGCATCGGCTCCTGCCTCCTCTTCAACCCAGTCGTCATCGAGTGAGGCCACGTCCGAAAGCGCCACGCCTTCCGCCACCGAAAGCACTTCCAGCACTCCCGCGGTGCCCACCGAATATACGAATGCCCTGGAAAGCGCAAAGAACTATTCGGACATCATGCATATGTCCAAGCAGGGGATATACGACCAGCTGACATCGTCCGCGGGAGACCAGTTCGATGCCGCGGCCGCCCAGTACGCAGTCGATAATCTCCAAGCTGATTACAATGCGAACGCTCTCGCAACAGCGAAAAACTACCAGACCACGATGAAGATGTCAGCTGAGGCGATCCGTGATCAGTTGACCTCCTCCGCAGGTGAGAAGTTCACCGAGCAGGAGGCTGATTACGCCGTTCAGCATCTCAACGACTGACCACGCCAGCCTCCCGCATAGCCCCGCTTCGGCGGGGCTTTTTTCGTGCTTGCGTGACTTTGTCCGCTAATGTCCGGGAAAACGGGTTTCTTGTATGTTTTCGATGGTGTTCTCAATGTTCGGTCCCCCCTACTGGCACAGTGGATTACTGGCTATTGTAGGCGCTTGGGAAACTGTTGTTGCGCTAGCATCTGAAAATCGCTAGGTCAGCGGATCGATGCCGCTCGGAGCCACCAAAGAATGGCGGAATATCAACGATAACACCCGTTCGGCTGCCACACGGATGCCGTACGACTGCCACATGAATGTCCGCTAATGTCCGCTAAAATATTAGCATGGCAAGAGAAAACAACAACGGCGTCATACGTCCGTACAAAAAAACCTCGAAGCATACTCTCAAAAACGGCAAGACGCGCACCTATACGAGCTATGAGGCCCGCATCGACATGGGCGAGGACGAGCACGGCAAGCGCATGCGGAAAACCGTGAGCGCAAAAACCTATAAGGCGTGCATGGCCAAGATCAATGCCATACTCAAGGACAAGAGCGAATGGGGCATGTCCGTCAGCAAGACCGTCAATCTCGGACCCTACGCCGAGGATTGGCTGGCCGTGAAGAAAACCACATGCGACCCCAGCACATACCGCGGATACATGACCTGCGTACGACGCCACCTCGCGCCCTACTCCAACAAGCCGATCAGGGATTTCACGCCGACGATATGCCGCAGGATCCTCAATCAGATGCAGTCATACAACCAGCAAGGCAAGCCAGTCGGCCAAGCATCCATCTCATTGCGCCGAACGCTGCATACCGCCATGAACCAGATCTTCAAAAATGCTCTCGCCGACCGCATCATCCCGTCGAACCCCATGGTCGCCGTCGAACGCCCGCACGCCAAGGACAATGAGATATCCAGAAGCTCCGAACGCGAGGCATTCGGCGTGGAGCAGATGCAGAAGATGCTCTCCAAAGCCGCCGACATGGGTGCGGAACGCGGCGCGATATGGTGGTGGCGACTGCTTACCGGAATGAGGCAGGGCGAGATACTGGGAGCGAGCCTCGAAGACCTCAGCTTCGGCCAAACCGAAGACAAAGTCCCGTACGGGCAGTACGCCGTGAACTGGAAGCTGGAGCAGATCATGCACGAGCATGGCTGCGGGGATCCGATAAAAGGCGTATACCCCTGCGGGAAGAAGAGGCCATCGTACTGCACGAACCCTCAATGGAGAGTGCCGGACGGCTACGACATCACTCCCCTATGGGGCCGCTGGTGCCTCACCCGTCCAAAAAGCAAGACGGGACGCATCGTGCCGATCATTCCGATCCTCGCCCAGGTCATGCAGGAATACATAAAGGATACGGCCTCACAGCCAAATCCTTACGGTCTGGTCTTCCACCGTGCGGACGGAAGGCCGATAGAGCCGGACGACGATGAGCGCGCATTCCGCGATCTCATGCGCTCTGCGGGCATCAGCGACCCCGACGCAAGGTTCGGCCATGAGTCGCGCCACTCCACGGTGACGCTGCTTTCGTCGATGGGAGTCGATGTAGGGCTTATCATGCAAATCGTAGGCCACAGCAGCGTGGCGATGGTGGAGCACTACCGGCACGCGGACATTTCAGAGCGGCTCAACGCGATGGAAAAACTTGACGCCCCGCTGGATCTCAAGCAGATAGAGTGGAAATAATTCGCGTAATCAGTTTGGAAGACTGAGCATGAGACACCGTGGCACACTCTCCCAATAGACATAAGCAACATAACTACAGCCTAACTACGTCCTATTGTTATTCGCGCCTAACACGTCTGATGCGCTTATCCCATGATCGACGACGATGCCGAGGGGCTGGAGCAGCTGCGAATAAACAGACTTGCCGAGGCCGAGCGGGGGTTGCGGAAGCTGGTGCGCGAGGGTCTGCTTACGGCGGAGACGTACGGCAAGATATGGATGGTGTTGCACGCTGAGTCGGCGATGCTTGTTGAGGCCGAGCAAGTACGCGAGATGTATAGGATGCGGTGAATAGATCTATAGACATGCGCAAGGAAATTGAAATGTGAAGGTTTTTGGGTTTGGGGCGCTAATGCACGTGTCTGGAAGCCTGATATAGTCTTTTACGCAAAAGTTATATCCCCGCAATAGCGGGGAATCTGTGATCTTGTTCTCGTTAGTCGGAACACCCCCGCATTGCAGGGAACTTCATCTTCCAGAATAACCATCCTGGATCACCCAGGCCATACCAGGAATAATTTCTATAATACTCGCGACACGCCGCCTTGCGTTGCTATCAACACATGTATATACTGTAGTTACTAGCAAGGAAACGAGGATATCATGGAAATCACACCAACAGCGACGATCAACGCGACCAGCGAACCGCTCTCCCTCCCGAAAATCGCCGATGAACTATACCCCATGCTCATGGAGACAGCGGAAAAACACTGGCGCGAGCCGACCGGAGAATACGAGGGCATGGAGGACGCCGACAACAAGGCGCTGGCGCAGGCCATCGTGGAGCTGGGCCTGAACCCGGTCATGGTGCAATACGTGCTGGACGCCGCCGCGAAGAAGCATGCTCCGGGCTTCGGCTGGGACGTGTGCTGCGCGATGGCGTACCGCATATACCTCATGCGCCATCTGAACGCGGACGAGAAGACCGCCTTCCTGCGCGGCCATGCCTGGAGCAGATTCTTCTACGAGGCGACCGACAGCCTGCGGGACTGCGACAACATGCCGGTCATGATGCGCGAAAGCGTGCTCGACGGGCGCGAAAGCGAGCTGGTCAAATGAAAAAGATCATCAACAACCGCAAATACGACACCGACACCGCCACGCTGGTCGTGGAGCACGTCTCAGGCAGCGGCGAGCAGCGCGTATGGGAGAGCCTGTACCGCAAGCGCTCAGGCGAATATTTCCTGGAAGGATCGGGAGGGCCGTTCACCCGGTACGCCGAGCAGATCGAGATGAATCAGTGGACTGGCGGCCACCAGATCATCCCCATGAGCTACGAGGCAGCCCGCCAATGGGCGGCGGACACGCTGGACGTGGACGAGTTCGAACGCGCGTTCGGCGAGATAGCCGAGGACGATAGCGAGGTCGCCATCGGCGTGCGCATCAGCGCCACAGCCAAACGCTTATTGGACGTCGAGGTATCGGGCACCGGGCATACCCAGTCCGCCATCATCGACCGGCTCATCACCGAAAACCTGCCAACAAAGGAATAGCCATGACCTATCAAGCGGGCGATATGAAACGGACGAATCGCGAGAAGGACGCGCTGACAGCAGGGTTAAGACTCCTCACTGTCATCAAATACGGCGTCGTATACCCCGTGATAGAGCATTCGCCCTCGAAATACCACGGCGATGCCCCTGGACTGTCGCGGAAGTTCTTCCTGATCCGATGCCGCAACGCGTGGACCAACGGCGAGCATGGTCTAAAAGACTCCGTGAGTCGGGCGTACGGCATCGATCCAGACGAGAATCATGAGATCGAGCGCGAGATATTCAGACCCTACAGGGATGGACATGACCACAGGCTCAGCGAGGAGCTGGGCACCGACCCCGGGCATGACTGGCTGTACATTCACGCATTGGGCCGCGTGCCCACCGGCATGGTTCCTGTCGCCGTTCTCACCCATGACGGATGGGTGCAGTTGGACGGCGAGCAGATAACGAGGATGATGGCCGTGGTGCGCTCCGAGCACGATCATCCTGTGCATAGCGCGGTCTAGCCGCGCCTGGGATACTTCCGTGCATGCGCCGCGAATATCGACACTCCGGTAGGCAGCTTTTCGGGTTCCCTTTTCGCCTGTTTCACGGTCGTCAGCCCGAGATGCTTCTGCGCGAGGCTCCACACGTTATTGTCGCCCTCTATCCACGATTTGGCAGTGGTACGCTCGGCGAATAGCTTCGACGCCAGACGGTTCGCCTGCTCATGGCTGAGATGGGGAATCCTCTCCCCGTTCTCCATCTGCGTTCTGGTAAGCCGGTTCCCCGGCCCTCCCATGCCGTTCGCCCAAGCGTTCAGTTCTCCCATTACTGAGTCGGCGATATCGTTGGCGTAGGCGTTCTGCCTCACCGTGCCGTCTGTTACCGAGTGCGCGTCTAATGCCGCATGAAGCCTGTCGTAGCTTCCGGCGATGTCAACGCTTCCAGCGCCTCCTCCTGCTCCTGATCCGCGTCTGCTGCTCGATGCTCCGCGTCCACCCATTTGAGTCTCCTCACATTATCGTTCTCATACCTAATAAAGTCGAATTCCGGCTCGTAGCCTGGCATCACGCGCCCGTAGAGCAATACGAGACGCGGCTTGAGCCGTCGCACGGCCTCGTCCATGCCAGCCCTCCATAAGCTGGCCGAGTACGGGTCGCTGAGTGTGCCCAATGTTGACACGGCCAGCGTAGCCTTTTCCGGCATCCCGTCGAAGCAATACTCGAAACTGGCCTCGTCGCTCCACTGCAATGTGGGGATGACATTAAGGCCGAGCTGCTGCCAGACTGCGCCGACGAACCGGCTGCGATAGCAGTTCCATCGCTGCATCGGGGCGGGCATGTCACGGTACAAACTGAAATCGGGGGCGAGCGCGCACTGGTATGGGCGCAATACTTCGGCGTATCGTTCCGGCTCGCGCCATACGCGCTCGAACTGGTAGTCGTCGATGAAGAAATGCACTCCCCTGTCGCGTGTAGCCTTCCTGCCGGTCGCATAGTTGAAGCCAATGAGATCATCAGGAACCACATCGCACGGCTCCAATACCGGCATGCCCATGTCGGTCAGCCGGATGTCGGGCAATGCGTCGAGATGATACGCTCGGATAGTCCGCTCACGTCCCACAGCCTGCATCGACACCACCTCCTACGCGAGAAAAGCCCCCACCTCCCGTAGGAGGTGAGGGCGATTCGCGTATTTTCAGAATGTCAACTCGGGGTAGGCGGTTGGATTATTCAGTGGTCTTGGGGCTGCCGATATTGAGCAGCGCATCAAGCCACGCGCTGGTAATTCCCACAGCCTTGAAAGCCGAGTAGGCGACTTGCACGCCGCCGATGACGGCGAACACGCAGGTAAGCCATGCTGCCGGGTCGTCGGGGATGCCGGCGATGAAGCCGGTGGCAAGGCCAGCCAGCAGGCTGACGCCGATACTGATGAACCGTGCGATATTGCCGCTCAGCGCATGAGTCTTGATGGCTTGAACGATGTAGGGGACGATGACCGCGCTGATGAGCGTGGCGATCAATTGGACGGTGGTCATATGTCCGCCTCCTACTTGCTTCTGTCGAGAAGCTGCTTGACGCGGGCGCTCAGGTTGCCGAGAGCGTTGTACATGTTGCCGCCGTCCGGTGCTCCCTTGCCAGTCTTTCCGTCCTTCCACGCATAGGTCCACACGTCGGCCGGGACGGCCTTGAGCCGCTTGAGGATCTGAGCCATCATGTTGTACATGTTGCCGCCCTCTGGCGGGGCCTTGGGCCACGCATAGGTCCATACTGCCGCCGCGATCTTCTTCGCGTCGTCGTCGCTGATTGCCATGATCTCTCCATTCGATAGTTGTACATGCAGTCCCGCAGCACGCAGATAGCAGTCCCACGGGAAATCGTAGTAGTGGCTGATGTTTGTCTCTCCTCCGGTCTGGTCGCCGCCCGCACCGTACGCGCTCCCGTTCTCCGAGATCGACGCCTGGGCGAGCTGCCCGTTGCCGAGGTAGACGGCAACATGGTCGGCGTCGCACAGGAGGATGTCGCCAGCCTGCGGACTGCCGTTGTTGGGAAGGCGCTGCCAGCCTCGCGCGGTAAGCTCGGCGCTCAGGTTGCCCGTGTAAGTCGCTGCGCCCGTGTCGAACCCGGCCTCGCGCAGGCACCAGATGACTAGGCTGGAGCAGTCGGCGTTGCCGCCCGGACGGATGTTCCACCGGTCCGACTGGCTGTAGCCAAGCGACACCGTCTGGCACCAGTAGCGCATTCGTGCGATGAGCACGTTGAGGTCGCCCATTACTAATCTCCTTCCCCGAGCATGGCTTTCGCCTGCTCGAACGTGACGATAGGGATATCGTCGGGCGGCGGCGAGCTGCCCTGCGGCTGCGCAGCCGTCTGTCTTGTTTCATCGTCCATAGAAGCCTCCTTTGGTTGGTTGGTTTGGTTGGGTATGTGGAATCCTCGCGGCTTTGACGGCCATGGGGCTTGGGAATGATTGCGAGAGCTACGGGACGAGCTTGGGGAAGTCCGGGCGCATCGACTCGGGCAAGTGGGGCTTAGGGTGGGATTTCGTCCATGGGACTTCGCCGGACTCGCACAAACCGTCCAGCCAGTGGAACAGCTCACGCAGGTAGCGGGTGCGCTCAATGTCGCGGTCCTCGAACTGCCGCTCCTCGGCCCGCAGCCAGTCATTGTCATCGAACAGTTCCTTGAGCTTGGCGTCCTGCGCGTCGATCTCCCTCTGCATCTCGCTCTGCGCCGACGCCAATTCGTTGTAGGCGTGCGCGAGATTCGGCCGGTGCGAAGCGACCGCGTTGAGCAGGCCCGTCAGCAGTCCGCCGAACAATGCTCCCGTCAGGCCGATCAGGGCTACGGCGATCGACGTGTCCACTTCAGCTATCCACGATGCCACCAGACGGTCTCCTTACTGCTGTGTTTGCTGGCTGGCGACGGTGACCACTTTCGTGACGGTCTTGAGCCGGTCGAGCGTCAATGTCTGGCCGATGCCGGTGGTCATGTCGGTCAGAGTGACATTCAGCCCGGCGGGCATGATGATGGCGGCCATGAGGCCGGTCTGGTAGTCGCGCCATGTCTCGCCAGTATCGGTCTCGCTCTCGTAGGAGAGTCCCAGGCGCACGAGTTCTGCCTTGATGCTGTCGGCCGGCGGGCGCAGGTCGAGGACCGTGCCGTCCGTCGTGTCCTGCGTGGACGGGTCCTGAGTGGTGGTGTCTGTCGCCATGATGGCTCCTTTGGTTGGTTATGAGGCGAGCGGCATTGTGCCGCCGTCGAAATAGGTCATGCCGAGCGACTGCATCGCCGCCCAATCGGATTGCGTGTAGATGCCGATTTGACTGTGAATCGTGCTCGCCACGCCGGGAGTGCCGCGCAGCAGTATCGTCTCGTTGAAGTTGGTCTTGAGCGTGAAGTCGTAGTCGATGGATATTCCGTTCACGGCGGACGCCGGTATCTGTATGCCACCGGTCAGTCCCACGGGCTTCGGCTGAGTGCCACCGGACATGATATACGTGGAATGCCAGTGGTACGACCCTGCGGGAAGACTTGCCTTGGTTAACGTCACGACACCGAAGTTATTGGTGGTGATACCGGTACCGATAACGTACAGTCCGCCCTGCTGAGCGGTATGATATTCGGGTTTCGCGCCGCCGTCGAAGTTGAACCCATCCATATCGCCTATGAAAGGCACGGGCGACGGCATCATGTTTCTAATCAGCATCCGTTATCACCTTTCCCTGCGTTTGCTGGAGTTGTGCGGTGAGGATCGCGTTCTCGCGCTCCAGTTGGGCTAGACGGCTGGTGAGGTTGTCGATCACCAGGTTCGCGTCGACGGACTGCTGATTCATGGTTGTCTCCTTGTGTTGTCATATGAGCTGCTGCACTTGGATATAGGGGCGGTCCACGCTGAATCTTGTCCAGCTACCAGATGTGTCCCCGTTGTTGACGTTATCGATATAGCGCCAGTTGCCGAGCATGATCTTCGCGGTGTACGTGGCATTTGATGTCAGTGACAGTTGGATCATGTTACTGACGCTGCTGCCGGAGGCGATCGCCGTATTAGCACCATAGGCTTCGGAGCGTTGGTTGGCTGAATGATTGCTGTCCGCCGCGAGCACGGTGTTGCCGGCTGAATCGGTGACCACGGGTGTGATGTATTCGGACGCTTGAGTAGAATACATTTTCCCGTATTTGTCGTAGCTGTTGCATGTGACGATCACATATCCACCGACAGTTATTGATACCCTACCGGTCCAGCCGGTTCTGAACGTGACGGAAATTCCGGGATCATCCTTAAACATCTCATCCCAGGTTCTACCGCCGCTCTCCGTGTACGAGAACACGTTGCCTGGCTTCGAGGCGAACACTGGTTGAGCGACGAATGCCTGCCATGCGAGCGAGGTAAGTTGCCCGTTGGTCGGGTTTCTGACTGCCAGTCCCGTGTCCCAGCCGTACCCGATTTGCACGAGATCGGTTCCAGACGCGTTGGTGACATGCAATCCTTGCGTGGTCATCTCAGTCTTCGGGTTCGACGCGGAGCTGCGGAGCACCGCGCCCGTGATGGTCTTGCCGTCGATGGCGTTCGCGCTGATCTTGTCGCCGGTGATGCTGCCAGCCTTGATCTCATACGCGGTGATCGCCCCGGCCGCGATCTTGTCCGCCGTGATGGTCCGAGAGTTGATCTTCACGGCGGTGACCGCGTTCGCGGCGATCTCGTCGCCGGTGATGCTCTCCGACACGATCTTGCTAGCGTTGACGCTGTTGGCGGCGAGCTTGTCCGTGGTCACCGCGCCTGACACGATATTGCCCGCGTTCACGCTGTTGGCGGCGAGTTCGTCGGCGCCGATCGCGTTTGCGGCGATCTGTGCTGCCGTGATCGTGTTGGCCGCTATCTTCGAAGCGTCCACCGCGTTGGCGGCGAGCTTGTCCGTAGTGATCGCCCCGGACACGATCTTGCCGGCCGTTACCGCGTTCGCGGCCAGGCTGTCCGACGTGACCGCGCCAGCCACGATCTCCGACGTGTTCACGCTGTTCGCTGCGAGGTTCCCAGCGACGATGGTGTTGGCCGCGATCTCGGCCGACGTGATAGAACCCGAGACGATCTTCGAAGCGTTCACCGAGTTGGCGGCTATCGAATCCGCTGTCACCGCGTTCGCGGCAATCTTTCCCGCTACGACCGATGAGGCAGCCAGCAGGTCCGAGGTGACCGACAATGCCTTGATCTCCCGGGCGGTGACTGCATTCGCGGCGATCTTTCCCGCAACGACAGCGTTGGCCGCGATGTAGTCGCTCGTGATCGACAATGCTGTCAGCCGGTCGGCGGTGACGCTGCCGGCGATGATGCTGTTGCCGCGTATCGTGTTCGCGGCGATAAGATCACCCGTGATGGTACCAGTGGCGAGCACATTGCGGGCGATCAGGTCCACGGAATTCCAGCGTAGCCCGTCCCACACGGATACGTCAACGATACGCGAATCCAACGTCACCAGCACCGAGGGGCTGTTATTAGGTGCACCCTCCCAGTACGTATAAAAATCAGCGAGCAGGCTGGTCGAGTTGTTCGGATCGCCATCCCAGCGAGTCCAATACGGCTGCGTGCGACGCCACGTGTCGCCTATCCTCACCTGGGCGCCAGAAATCGTGGTCGGATCGTCCGGCCCTTGGAAAACGTTGTGCAGTCCGTCGACCGTGGTGCCCACCGAGTTGACCTTGTCGATCGCGGTCTGCGCCTTGCTGGAGGCGGCCGAGATGTTCTCGTTGGCCGTCTGGATTGCGCCCGCGTTCGACGCGATGTCCTGCTTGGCCTTCGTGATGTCGGACTGCGCCGTGTCCAGCTTTCCGTTGGCCGTAGCTAGGTCGTTGGTCGTCTTCTGCGACTGTTCTTTGACCGTGGCCAGCGTCTGGTTGGTCTCGCTCAGCGTCGAGTTCACACCAGCGATGGCGTCGGTGTTCGCGCTGATGTCCGACTGCGCCTGAGTCAGCTTATTGTTCGCGTCCGCTATGGCATCGGCATTGTCGCTGAGCTTGCCATTCGCCGCCACGATATCTTCCTTGGCCTTCGTCAGGTCGCTGTTCGCGGCAGCGATGGCGTCGGTGTTCGCGTCCAGGTCGCTGCGGACCGTGGTCAGTGTCGAATCGAGATTCGTGAGCTTGGTCGTGTTGGCCGCGATGTCCTTGTTGGCCTGCGTCATGGCTTCGTCGTTGTCGGCGAGATCCTGGTTGATCTGCGCTATCTCCTCGGGAGTGACCGCGCTGGCGACCGTGACGCTCGCGCCCGTGGACCACTCGGACTTGTTTCCCGACCGGTCCACGGACCTCAACGCGACCCACGCCACGTCTCCGGCTGTCATGCCGGTAATATACAGGTATCCGGTGGCGAGCAGGGCATCCCGATACGTGTAATCACCGTCATGATCCGAGACGCCGACCTCGTTGCGATCCCAATCGGATTCCATCGTTCCGCCGTCGGCGGTCTTGCCGTCCCAATGGACGATGACGGTGCCGAGATCGGATGTGAGGATCGGCGTCGAGGGGACGCTCGGCGGTGTCACGTCGGACTCCACCAACTCCACCACCGGATCAGACCATTGGCCCGGCTTGTCACTGTACGTGGGCGTGGCCCGCACGCGGAACACGTATTCGGTCCCGCATTCGAGACCGCTGATCCCGAGCGTTGTGGTCTGCGCGTCCGTCGTCCCGCCCGACAGCCACGGGGAGCCAGCGATGTTGCGCCGATACTGCACCGTGTAGCCGTTGACGTCGATGGCGGTGTTGTCCGTGGCCTGCGTGACCTGCGCCCACTGCAATGACGCCAGCCCGCGAGCGTTGCCGGCGGAGTCGATGTATGCGTCCGTGGCGACGATCAGACCCAATGGAGCCTTCGCGACGCGATGGTCGTTCTCCGGGGCTGGGCGCCCGCCCTCGGATCCGGCGAGGCTCGCGCCTCCGGTGATGCCGTTGACCTTGCGCGCCTGGCGCACGGCGGCGTCGTAGAATTTGTCGTTGAGCGTGATCGATGCTTTGAGTCCGTCGGAGTCCAAGCTGATGTTGATCTGCTGGATCCGCACCTTCTCGCCGTGCGCCACGGTGGGCGCGGTGATCCAGTCACCGGGATGGTAGTCCAACAGCGGCAGCGTGCTCGCGCCAGATACGAGCAGGGTGCGCGTGTACTGGCCTCGGACTCGCGCGGCGGACTGCAGGGTCGACTGCATGAATGCCTGCGCGGTCGCGGGATCAGAAACTCCGCCCTGGGAGACGTAGGACTCCCATTTGCCCCACGGGGTCGGCGCTGTCGGGTTGGACTGGCGGAAGATCAGCCCGTTGTCGCCCTCCACGAGGATGTCGCTGGCGACCTCCTCGATGCTCTCCTCCTCGGGGGCAGCGAGCACATCGTGGCGCAGGCTCACATGCACCGTATTTGACAGATCGCGGCAGAGCGCCGGGCTGTCAGCGTTGTATAGGTTCAGCGTGCGGGAGCGGGTGCGCCAGTCGATGGCGTTGCCGCCAACCATGCTCTGCAGCATCGAGGACAGGGGGGTTCCCAGCGAGTAGTAGAGCGTGTACACGCTCTTCCACGCGACGCCGGCGGAGTCCTTTCCGGTGTCGAATCCCCTGGCCAGCGTGTTCGCCGCTCCGCCACGGCCTTGGTTCTCGGCCATGATGGTTCCGAGTATCGTGCCCGGGTTCGAGCTGAGGAACGCGCGCTTCCCCTTATTATCGCCGTCTGCAATCAGATGGCTGGCATCATTGTTCAGGATCCGTGTCGAGAGCCATGCCATCGGCTGCAGAGTGAGCGTGACAGTGTCGGTCTCGTCTTGCGCATTTCGGCTACGCTGGGTCAGCAGGAACCGGCAGTTGTCCGGCTCCGCCCATGCGCCTCCCATGTCCGTGACCTCCACGGCGATCTCAAGGCCCTGTTCCAAGCCACGTTTGAGGATTCCGCCGCCGATCGCGTTGCGGGAATACGTCAGTCGCATCGAGCTCATATCATCGTGCGTGACCTGCATGTCGAACGAGAGAGGCTTGGGTAACGGCCTTATCCTCGCGCCGTTCGGCTCGTAGGCGACCAGTCGGGCGCGCAGCGTTTTAGACATGACGACTCCTTGTCGTGAAAAGTAAAAAATCCAGGATCACCACCAGGACGGGAGCACATGCACCACCATCGGGTCGGTGGATCCAGTGATCTGCGCGACTAACCGGTAGGATCCGTCTATTGGGTTGGGCCAGCATTCCAGCGGACCGTCGGGAGGCCAGTCCACGCCGTTGGAGGCGTCGGGAGACGCGGGCGCCCATGCGTCAGCAGAAGCGGACCGCCATGCGGATTGCGATGCCGCGTCCACATACAGGTAGCGGCTCGCGTCGGCCGCTCCGGTCCACGTGATGCCAGTGCCGGAGACCGGATCCGTGATGGCAACCGATGTGACGCCCTTGGGCATTCTGAGCAGTAGATCGGGTATGGGCGCGTCAGAGAACATCCCGTCACTCACCCGATCAAACAGGATGCTAGTAGAATTGTCCGGCATGCCATCCCACATAGTCCTATAGCCAGGATCCGTGTCTGTTTTCGCAAATTGCTCGACGCCCTGGTAGATCAGGCCGCCAGTGGACGGCAATTGCAGATCCTGCGTCATGGATCCGCGCCACCACACGCCGGGGATCGCGAACACGGCCGTGAATGGCACGACCCTGCCCAGCACGGTGCCCCCGTCATCGGCCTGCAGACTCGACAGTTCCGCTTCGGCCTGCTGGCTGATCCCCTCCATGACCCTGGTGATGACCGGGTGCGGGGACGCGCACAAGCGGGCTATGCGGCTGGAATCCGCTCCTGTCGAATCCGGCCCCCACGGCGTTACCTTGAGCGTGAGCTCACGCTCAGCGAATACCGGGTTGAGCATTGATTTGATGCTGCCATGCGCTCCTGGCACCTGCACAGGGGAGCGGCTCACACTAATTCCCGACATGATGCTCGATCCGAGCGTCACCGCACAATGCTCCGAATCCAACGGCACCCCATCGATCGCGTACTGCAATCCCATAACAGCCCCTTTACAGTCCGAGAGCGGCCTTGTCCAGGTCGCTGCTGGTTTTGAGCGGCCACGGCTGGGCGACCGGATTGTTCACCGTCTGCTTGATGTACATGTTGCCCGCCGCTTGCGCAGGAGCGGGGATCTTCCCGTTGAATGCGTAGCCTGCCGTCATGCTCCCGGTGATGTCGGCTCCCGACACCATGCCCGCGAGCTGCCCATCCACTCCGGAAACAAACGGCACAACGTTCGCCCTGAAGCTCTTCTGCAATGCGTTTCCGAAGCCCCTCATCATGACATTGCCGGCAGGGACCAGCAGCCTCGCGTCATAAGAGAGAGGGCCCTTGTGGTCGGCGATCCAACCGGCGATGCCGGACACGAAGCCAGTGACGTTGTTCCACGCTGATTTCAGGCCGTTGAGCAGTCCGTTGATTATCGAGCTGCCCGCATTCCACAGCAGCGAGCCGACGTTACCCAAAGCGCCAAGAATCCGCCACGGAATGCCAGCGAAAAACCCGACCACGTTATTCCAGATATTCCCAACGAAATTCGCGGCAGACTGGAAGAACCGGCCGATTCCGCCGCCGATGCCGCCGAAGAAGCCGACGATAGCGCCCGGAATCCCCTGAAACCACGAGACAACCGCGTTCCAAGCATTCTGCGCATTCGTACCAGCAGACCGGAAAAACCCTACAATGCCGTTCCATAAGCCCTGGAAGAAGCCGCTGATGTTCGTCCACGCTGCCTGAAGCCACGACATGAACCCCTGCCAGATGGCCTGCCCCGTCTCCGTCTGCGTGAAAAACCAAACCAACCCAGCCACAAGAGCGGCAATCAGCCCAATTATCAATACAAAAGGATTGGCCGCCATAACTGCGTTCAAAATCGCCATAGCTGCCGAAACCACACCGATTGCAACAGCGGCAGCCGACAACCCGGCCGCCAGAGCCGAAGCAAGATCCGGGTTCGCCGCCAGCCAATCGGCAATCGGTTTTATAGCAGCGTTCCAAAGCCACTGCGCAGCCTCCTGAACAGCCGCAAAGCCAGAGGCTAGCCCTTCGAGCACCTGCGGATTGGCTTTCAGCCATCCTATGAAGCCCTGAATGCCGTTAATCGCATTTTGGAAAGCGTCTCTCACTCCATTGATGATGTTTGTGATGTTTCCTTCGCCAATGGATGAGATGATACCGGCTACGCCACGAGTAATCGCAGTTTGAAAATTGGCCCAAGTGGTACCGATACCACCAGTAGCGCTTTTAGCCTGCGTCGCAAAAGAATCAAATCCTGGTGCACCTTTTTTGTCCAGATTAACGATGGCGTCCGTGAAATCAGACATTGAAACTTTGCCGTCAACCATCGCCTGACGCAGAGCATTACTATTAGCAGTAGGCCCCAAAAGACTCTTTGCCACCTGATCAAGCTGTCCGGGAATTGCGACCTGAATTGATCTCCACGCCTGAACATCCGGCATCCCGGTGCTCATTATTTGGGAAAGCTGCTGAAAAGCATTCGATTGAATGTCAGTGCTTTTCCCCCCGGCAAGCAGCGCGTCATTGAATGCCAGTGAGATGTCGGTGGCTTTGCTTAGTGAGCCTGTGATTGGAGCTAGATTCTGCACCATTCCGGCCATAGCATCCAATGTCGTAGGGAGGCCCTGAATTCCCTTGTCCACACGGTTGATTGACTTGCTTGCGTCATCGGCTGAGTAGCCTAAGCCTTGCATAATGCGCGGGAAATTGTTGAGCGCATCGATCCTGGATACCGCGCCGCCGATGCTTGACGATATTGTCGAAACAGCCTTTGACGTGAGTGCTGCGACCGCTCCAGTGAGGGCAGCTCCTTTAGCGCTGAAACCGGAAACGAATTTCTGCCCGGCAGTCATGCCGCCAGACTCAGAAATCCCGGCGCTTCCCATAAAAGCGGAGCGTATTTTTCCTAGCAATCCATTCGATTTTCCAAAACCATTCGAATAGTTCGTGCCTGCCGTCTCGCCGCCTGCCGCACCGGCTTTCCTAGACGCATCGCCAAAAACAGCACTTATCTGGTTACCTACACCCTTCATGGATGGCACGATTTCAACCCACGCCTGTGCGAGTTTGTATGCGCTTCCGGCCATAGCCTGACCTCCTAGGGAGTAATATTTTTGATATGGGATTACGAACAGAGATTGAAGATGCCTACAAGCAGCTAGGCGCTTATGCGACTGGTCTTGGGTCAACAGTCAAAGAACTGGATTCCTTCATCCCTGATGGCGAGCGCGTCTACGCACTCATTTCAGGAAAGCTTGACAATACATTTGGCCTTGCTGCGCTCACAGGGAACAGGATTGTGTTTCACCGCAAGATGTTGGGGATGGTGAGATCACGTGAAATACCACTGGATACGGTTACGTCAGTGGGGACAACAGGGACGCCAGTATTCTGTACGGTAACCGTGACATTTGCAGGCGGCAACGCAACCTTTATTCAGGTTCCGACAAAAGCGGCAAGGACGTTTTCGGATTCGGCAAATAAATTGGTCTCGTCACGTAATCGAAAATCAAATGGTGACGAATCTACGATCGCCTCACAGCTGCTTCAACTGAAGCAGCTGCTAGACGCTGGAATTTTAACTGATGCGGAATATGAAAAAAAATCAAGCAGTCTTAAGAAATTGCTCTGACTTGTTCCTTTGGCTAAGCCAGAGAAACAATAATTTATTACTCTTTGTTTCATTGCAATGCACACAAGCCCACTCAAGATTCCCGATTCCGTTATTCCCCCCTCGCGAGAGCGGCACCCTATGATCTATTTGGCCGTCGCTAAATGCAACACGTTTTCCGCAATAGGCGCACTCACCGCGCGCGAGATTGTACACATGCAACTCATCATTGGCCGTATGTTGTACTCCACATCGAGAATTCATTCTTCTTCGATGGTTCTTTGATCTAACGTATGCCGGGTGCTCCTTTTTATATCTGCGCTCTTGCTCTAGGGCAACCTCGCGATGAGAGGCACGATACTCTCTTTTATAAACGCGTCGATAATCAGAATTCCTCTCAGCCCATGCCTTCTGACTTGCAAGAACTTTTTGATGGTTTTCACGCCTGTATTTTTTCGTCATTGCACGAATCAAATCAGGATTGTTTTCTCTATATTTTTCGCACCGATGACGGTTACACACACCTTTTGCCATAGCGGGATCATGACAGCCGTCAACAAGACATTCCTTGTCTTTGTTTTTGAACTGGATTACTGTCAGTCTTCCATATTTCTTTTGACATGTGTAGTGCAGTCCGCATAAGCCTTTTGCTTTGGCGTGGTTGTTGCATCCACTTACACCACAAAGTTTAACAATTTTCGGAAGATGTTCTGTTCTTCCATATGTTTTGAACATCACATAATGGTTGGCACACATACCTTTAGCGCCATGATCTCCAATTGTTTTATTACATCCATTCACTGAGCAAATATTGTTTTTTTGTACGATTCTCGGTTTTAATGAGGTGGTTCCGTTTTTCCGAAAGCGACTGTAGTGCCGATTGCATAAACCACGAGCAAGAACAGTTCGTTCGCAGCCATCTACCGAGCATGTTTTGATATACTTAGCTTTAGCCATTGCATCTCCTTGTTAGATGTTGTGGTGAGGTCCGGAATGATGTTGACGCATCTTTTCGGACCGTTTATATTTATTCTACTCTAATGACGCTGTTATTCTGCGGAAAAACACTCTCTCTAGGCGTTCTCCCACTGCTGCTCATACCATGCGTCCAACTCTTCGGGCGTCATGCTCATGACCTGCTGCGTATGCTGCTTCTCGACGGTTTCGCCCGGACGCGGCAACGGCTTCGGGCCGCTCCCCTTGTGGTCGGAGAGCATGTACTGGAACCGCGCGATCTCGTCGAACACGCCCGCGAGCAGATAATCGGTCGTGGTCCATGCTGCGGGCTTGTCCAACCGTATCCACACCATGCTGCCGGGCGGCAGATTCGCGGCGAGGTCGGCGGCGCGTTGCACGCCGATGCCATCGATGTTATCGATGTCGAGCCGGTAGACCCGCTGGAAGTCCGCGCGCAAGGCGTCCGGGCATTCGCGCAGCAGGAATACCAGCGTCAGGAGTTTGGGTTCAGCTCCGAAAGCACCTTGGTGAGGAAGTCGGCGATGCGCTCCACCGGCACCCTGCCCGAATCAGCATCCCTCAGGGCGTCCTTCACCGCAGGATATTCGGTGCCGAACACCTTGCGCAGCACTGGGGTTGGAAGTCCCTTGCCGTCCTGTAGATCGTAGAGGTCGTCCACGAGGTCGATGTCGTCGAACACCTGCGGGTCCACATGCACGGTGATCCCGTCGATGGCGACTTCCTTTTTCTCGCCCTGTTTGGGCTTATGATCCTGTGGCTTCTTCGCTGTCATCTCAAGCCTCACTGTCCACTCGAAGCGGTCACTGCGATGTATTCGCGCGACGTGCCGATGCCGTCATCGGTCGCATAGCCGGGCCATGGGTTCGCGCTCAATGTCACGTCGTAGCTCTGGGCGTCGGATGCGGCGATCTTACGGTCTCCGAACTCGCTGCGCGAAGCGTCCGGGATGACGATGCGATCCTTCTTGCCACCGGTCACAGCAAGTTCGATCACGGTCACGAAATGGTCTGTCGGCAGCGCGTGCGTGATGGTGATGCCCGTTTCGAGGGTTCCCGTCACGTTCGCGGCACCGTAACGGGTCTTCGCAGCATCCGGGTTCAGGACGGACAGGAGCGCGAACTGGTAGGATTCCGCATAGCTCGTGACCTCTTTGATGACGGTGTTGCCGTTGAGATCCTTGACCTCTGTGGTGTCCGTGTCGGTGCTGTTCGTCACCCCGTCTTCGGTGATGTACCCGTTGTTCTTGTAAGCCGCATCCAATGGTGTGGCAGAATCGGTCGGCAATGCCGTTCCTGCTGGCGCGGTGAAGATGTATCCGGCGACCTGGCCTTTGCCGAGCGTGGCTTCCTGTGGATTGTTAGGCATGATGTATGCTCCTTAAAAAGTCAGGCCACGGACGTGACCTGCAATGTGATTTGATATCTCGACTGCCGTGATTCGGGGTCGGGATTGTTGATGATTGACAGGATGTTGACCGCGCCGATCTCGTCATGCTCCACAAGGTTCAGCAATGATGGTTTGACTAGGCGCGTAGCCGCGTCCGAAGCGTTCCACCGGCTTGTCTCCCACACCTGCACGGAAAGCAGCGGAGAGGCGAACAGGAGGCCGTCTGGTCCGCCTGTTCGCTCCACGGTGATGAACCGATCAGGCCGTTCCGCTGGTACGGAAAGGGACGCCGGATAGTCTCCAAGCGTCCCGTCAGCGTTCAGATGGTCGATGACCAGCTTCTCGATGTTGATT